GAGCAGAGGGAACTAGCGGTGCAGCTGGACTTGCTTTTAATACTGGCTCTCCATCATCTATAGCAGAACGCCTCCGCATAGACAGCAGCGGCAACGTGGGCATCTCTAACACTACTCCAAGCAGTTTTTTTGCTGGTGCAACAAATCTTGTTGTTGGTTCAGGCTCCGGCAATCAAGGAATGACTATATTTTCTGGAACCAGCAGTATTGGAAATATTAAATTTGCTGATGGCACTGGTTCGGACGCTGCTAAAACTGCTGGTGGAATCCGCTATGACCACAGCAGTAATTTTATGCGTTTTGATACAAATGATGGCTCAGAACGTATGCGCATCGACTCATCGGGCAACCTGCTGGTGGGGACTACTAGCACATTAAGTATGGGTTCAAGCACCACAGCAGGTTTTCAAGTAAGTGGAGACCTTAGAGGTGTTAAAACAGATGGCAACCCAATTATGTATCTTAAGCATCAGAGTAATGATGGTCAGTTTATAAATTTTTATAAAGATACTAGTTCTGTGGGTAGTATTGGAACTACTGGTGGTGATTTAACAATTTTTAGTTCAGCATCTAGTCACGGAGGTTTAAGGTTTTCAGATACTGGATTTATTCCTACTAACAATGCAGGAAGTTCTTCTGATAATACTTATGACGTTGGAAGTTCTTTTATACGCTTTGACGACATCTTCGCCACTAACGGCACAATCCAAACATCTGACCAGCAAGAAAAGAACACCATCACTGACAGCGACTTGGGGCTGGACTTCATCAACC